ACCGTTCGAGCCGAGACTTATCGTGTGAGTGTGTGAGCCAGCGAAAGATGTTGTCTTGGTCTCGGTGCCGTAGTAGTTCTCATCCCCGTACACAGCGTTGCCCGGCGTACCAACAGTCCGATCCAGCATAAAGGTCATCGTATGGCTGTGCTGGCCAGAGGCTGCGGCCGAGGCGCTGTGGGCGTGAGCTAGGTTTTGACTTGGCTCAAGCGTGTTGCCTAGCGAGCGACCTGGGTTCAGGCCGCGTCCGTCATCCAGGAAGCGAGGGAAAACCCCGCGCCAGTCGGGAAGCCTGAACTCGGTACTGAGTTCGCCACCGGTGTTGTAAGTGGTGCCAATCAAGGCGAATAGCTTGGGATACGCAGACCGGCTCAGCACCGATCCCACGCACTTGAGCCAGCCCGGGTCGGGCGAGCCGTTATGAGCGACATCCTTGTACTCGCCCACGCTGAACGATGAGTACAGGCTTGCGCCGATCAGCCGCCAATATGTCGGGCTGCTGGCCGGGGCATTACCAGTGTTGGCGTTCGCTATCGACTCGTAGAACAGACCATCCTCAGGGGTGTAGCACGGCGCACCTGAGGAATAGACCGCCTGAGGGTGGAAGGCCATGACGCCACGGCGCTCCAGGTCCTGCAGGGCGGAATCGACCCGGTTGTGCCACCAGTTCTCTTGGCCAGCACGCGGAGCATCCTTGTCCTGGCCGCCTTCCCACCCAGTACTCTGCCGGGCGTTGTCGGGCACCTTGAAGGTATTGTCGTTATCCTGGGTCTCGACGCCTTGCGCCCAGCGCGTATTGAAAGCCTCTCGTGCCATCAGGAAACGTCTCCAGGCAAGGTGAAGTTCGCGTAGTTGAAGATCAGGCTCGATGTGCGCTCGATCTCGCTGATGTTGGTCGGAAGGATGTAGATCTGACCAATCCGCGTTCCCTGTGGGCGCGGGATGAGGTCGAAGTTCTCCAGCAGGAACTGCGTGGTGTTGTCCAGTTCAGAGGCGATTCCGATGTCGAATGACTTGTCGCCATTGCTGTTCAGGGCTGTGACTTTTACCCCTATAACGGCCTCCAGCAGAGCGATGATGCTGTCGCTAGTGCCGTCGCTGACGTTTCGGGCGATCTTCGCCTTGATCAGTTTTCGGTACAGGTCGTTGTTCAGTGGCGCATCCACCGCGCCGCCGTCGCCTATGTAGGGCGCGACGTTGTAGTTGGTGTAGTTGTCGTTGCCGGCGTAGCCGAATACGTCGTAGGCCGCGCCCCGCAGGATAGGGCGCGGAACGCCCACGATGCGCCCAATGACGTCCAGATCCTCACCGGTGACAGTGTCGACGTCGTAGGCCGAGTAGATCTGGCTTATCGGCTGCTCAAGCTTCTCGTTGGCGATGGTCGGCGTCAGCGCGAGCCAGCGAGTCATGCGCTGCTTGCCGCGGTACTGGTTGATGATCCTCTTCTTGGCGCGCGCTACATGGTCCATTTTCATAGCGGCACCGATACCATGATGTTGTCGGGGTCGAAGGTCGCCAGCTCGGCAATGCCAGGCTGGATCGGCGTGACGCCCTGACTCACCGAGCTAAGACCGATGGTCAGGCCGGTGATGTAGCTGTCGCCGTACTGGCCAAGTACCTTGTTCACCGGGGTGTACAGGCGCCCAACCGGCACCACCTCGCCAATGTCGTAGCCGCCCTGATTGAAGCCTTTCACCTGGTCGTCAGCGAACAGCTTCTTGGTCGAGTCCTCGACGATGGCGTCCTTGATGCGCTGTTCGATATCGCTCGGGAGATTGCCTTTGCGCTGGACACTTACAGCGACGTGAATCGGTAGTGCCGCGGCTCGCTGGAAGGTCATCGTCTCGATGTTTCCTGTGGCTGTCGAGGTGATTTGAACCTTGACGCCTGTTGTGCCCGGCGGATCTACCCATGTGTCGGTCTTGGTGCTGTAGCGCGGGTACAGCGGGGTGCCTGGGTTGTATTTCGAATACATGGCCTGACCGATGCCTTGGTCCGTGCCGCCATTCACGATGACCGCGATTGCGGTGTACGGAATTCCGTCTGGGTCGACCGGATCGTCGCTGTTGTTCTCCAGAATCTTCACGTCTGTGACGCCGGCAACATTGGCGACCGCTGCCAGCATGTTGTCCTTCATGTTGCTACCCGGCAGGGATACCGAGTTGTTGCGCCGGGCGCGGAATTCCACATCGGATTCAGCATCCTCGCCGGGAGCTGCAGCGGCATTGGTTACCGACGACCACCCCGGGTATGGCGTGCCAATTACCGTCAGCTCGGCGGCGGCAGCCAGCACGCGACCTGGTGTGACGCATGTGGCGAAGCCGGTTGCGCTCTGTGACACGCCGATCACGATCGCTGCCGTGGTCAACCAGAGAGTATTGTCGATCCTGCTGCGGATCTGAGAGTTGGCCGGCAGCACGGTACCGGCCTGGCCGGTGATGGTGATTGGGGCTACCGAGTAGGTTGCATCCCGAATCGCAACGCCGGAAATCTTGCCGATGTTGCGCAGAGCCTCGCCGGTTGCACTGTCGGGGTCTTTGGCGCGGTACGCGGCTACAACTGCCTCGTCGAGGTTGGCCAGCAACTCAGCCTCGATCCCAATACGCTGACCATCTGGCGAGTCCGGGTCGATGTTCCAGTCCGGATCAATGGCCAGCGTTCGCGCATTGATGTCGGCCAAGTAGCCATTGAGCGACGTTCCTGTTATGCCCTGGTCATTGATCTCAGCCATTAGACGATTGCCTGTACAAAGTTGATGTCGGCGCTCTCGCCTGAGGCGCTGGTTATGGTCGCGGTCACGGTGAGCAGCCGGGTAACTGCGTCAGATGTGACGCTGAAGGAGGTCATGCCCACGCAGCCGGGGGTCAGCAGGATTCGCCGCCGGATGATCGACTCTCGGGTCGCCAAGCGTGACCCCTTGCCGAGCACGCCGCCGAACCAGTCAGTGCCGTCTGCCGTATTCAGGAACCACTCGCCAAGGAAGAACTTGAGGCGGGTGCGGACGTTCTGCGCCACCTCCTCAGCTGAGTAGCCGGTAAGGAGTTTGTCCTGGCCCATTGCCAGATCGCCGTTGGCGTCGAGCTTTCGAACGGTCACGGAATTGGCACTCCACTTGTTTGATTGCCGAACTGGACGCCTGATGTCCGGTGAAGCTTCAGGCTGATCTCACCGGCAACTACGTCATTCGGCGTCGTGACCAGGCTTGCGGGGGTGATGGTCACCCCATTGATGTTTACCGTGCCGTTGGCGCCGATTGTGATGAATCCGGCGCCGTTGCTCAGCGAAATGCTGCCGTCGTCCTTGAGCCAGGCATGCATGGAGCCGCTGACGTTGCGCAGGCGGATGCCGTCGTTGGCGAACGCGGGGATAGCGCCGGGCACCGAGCGGAAGCCTGGAGTGAAGTAGGCGTCGTTCAGCGAAAACCGCCGCGGTTCCGAGATGGCTGCCACGCCACCCTGGTCGACCCAGGAGTCGATGCATTCCTGCGAGAAGAAAATGACGCCCTCGACCCCCTCACCAATTCGGCATTCCAGCGTTCCGCCGGAGCCGCCCCAGAACTGCACCGGAACGCGCACAATCTGCCGGCGAGGCACGGGATCGCCTACGCGGGGCTCCAGCATCAGGCCAATTTGCACCTCGGCCAGCTGGGTGTCCGGGTCGAAGCTCAGCACATGGCCGGGCACGCTGGTTCGCATGTTGTCCTTCAGGTACTCCCCGAAGATGTCGCGCAGCATCTTGACGAACTGCGCCTGGGTCCTTGACGCCAGCGGGTCAATCATCGGGTCGCCCTTTCAGAGATGCCGGACTGCGCCATCGTATCCAGCCGCAGGCAGCTGATCTGGGTTTCCCAGGGGTCTCCATGGGAATCGCCGATGACGGCCAGCGAGTTGATTTTGTAGAGTCCTTCACCGATGGTGCGCGGCACCTCGTAGAAGAACGCCCCGGAGAACTCGAACTGCGGCGCCATCGACTCCAGCCGGATGGTGTCGCCCAGCTTGAGCTTCGGATTGAGGGCGAAGCGGATGCCAACCTCGGTATCAGTGACCACGGGCGACCCGATCATGCCGGTAGCCGCATTGATCACGTAGACCTCGTTGGGCATGGCGAAGCCTTTCTTGATGATCTTGGTGGCGCCATTTTCGATCATCCAGTCAAACTCGTAGGCAGCCGCCAGCTCGTTCATGCAGGCCACTGGACTGCCTTGCAACACAGTGCCCCCAGAACGACGCTTGAGATCACCGAAGTCCCCGAAGAACTGGATGTCTCCCCCGAAACTGTCGGCGCACTCTTCGATGATCTGTACCGGGTCTGTCTCGGGCGCCAGGGTCAGGTTGATGATGCGCTGATCCCGCTCCTTGGCTTGCGAGCGGCAGAAGAACTTGATGCCCCGGGTCGAACCGCCATCCTCAAGTATCCGCTGGACGTTGGTGATCTGGCCGAGGAACACGCTGCCAAAGCTGTCCGCGTAACCGGCCTCAAGCGAGATGAACTGATATTTCTTGGTGATGCCATCGCCCAGCATCTGCCGGGCTGCGTAGTCGGCCACGTTGTAGATGGAGATCTCGGCCACGCTGAAAGCATTACCAGCGAAGTGGATGACCTGGAACGTGATGCGCAGCCCGTCGCCAGCCGGATTGGCCGGATTGGGGTTCATCTCGTAGGACAGGGTGCCCGTGGGCCTGCCAAAGCGCAGCCGGTACCGGCGCAGGTAGATTTCTTCACTCATCGGACCACACCAGGGTGTTATCGATGCCCAGATTGCCCGGCGTCGGCTGCGCGCCCTCCAAGGTCAGCGAGCCATAGTCCAAGCTCGGCGGCGGATACAGGCCGGCCAGTAGATCGACGTTAGGTAGAAGAAACCGGCCTGCCGTCAGGGTTACCCCGGCGGCGGTAATGATATTCACGCGGAACACCTCCAGTCCGACCATCCATTGAAGCTCTATGGTCAGCGTGTTGTCGCCCAGCGGCGCGCTGAAGGTCTGCGCGGGAACAGCCTGCACTTGCACCTTGTAGCGACTCATGGGATGACCTCGACCGAAGTGGAGCCCGACGACACCATTGGCGCACCCTGGGTAGCCACCGGGTCGTTCTGCTGAAGCTGATCAGCGGAGGTGACGCCCCGGGAGATCTGCGACTTGACTATCCGTACCTGCTGTAGCTCGGCAACGAACACCAGGCCGTCCTCATCCTCAGGCCGCGTGCGCTGGTCCAGGCGGATCAGCACCATGTCCTTGAGGGTTTCGTATTCGGTTACCAGGTCGAAGCGGGCGCGGGCCTGAAGCATTGCGGTCAGGGCCGCCCATGCCGTGGCCGACCGGGTCGCCTCGCTTCCGGAGAGCAGGTAGGCCGACACGGTGGAGATGGCAGCCCCCGCTATTCCGCCAACGGCCGTGGCGACCGCCCCCACGCCCATCATCCCGATGTCATCCAGGCCAATGCCCAGCGGGGTGTTGGACACCGCGCCCGTCAGCAAATAGCGATCTGGAAGCAGAATGGCGTGGTCGTTTACGTTCGCCCCGAACTCGACCGGGAACTGGGTCAGCTGCACGGCCTTACTGGTCACACCCTCAAGCTTCGCGTCGAACTCGATCTGTCCCAGCATGGGCAACGTCTTCGAAAAGATGCTCATGACCCCGTCGGCAATGCTCATTTCACGGGGCTCCTGAAGTCTTCTGTGGTCTGGTCGATCAAGGTGGACATCTGCTCATTGATGATCTGCTTGACCTTGCCAGGGTCTGCGCCATGGATGTGGAACTGACGATTGTCCTGATGATGGACGGGTTGCTGGCTTGCTGGCGAGGACGGGGCCTGAGGCGTCTGGGTAACCGACGGGGCGACGATGCCACCGGCGGTGTAAGGCTCAGGCGCGCGCCGCTGAGCCTTGGCCCACTGATCAATCTGATCCATCAACCCCGGACCGGCCTTGGAGCCGCTGGCCAGCTCGCTTTGCATTTTCCGCCACTGATCCTGATTACTCAGGTCCACAACTGGCGCTTGGCTTTCCGCCTGGGGCGTGCCGCCGTAGGAGTTGGCGATTGCAGCGCGCCTTTCGATCTCGCCATCTTGATCAGCAGGCCGCTCGTAGTACTGCGAGACGATCGCTGCAGCCTCGCTTGCGCTGCTCGCCATCTTGAGTTTTTCGCCCGCGGCCTTTTCCTTGCCTCTGGTCAGTTCGTAGTGAATGAAGTCGAGCTGCTCCTGGGCGGTTGATTCGCGAATGTCCTTGCCGGAGAACTTGGCGAAGTTCGCTTGGCGGTCTGGGTGCCACTGAGCGAGACCATAGGCGTTACCGCCGTCACCCTCAGCGTCAGCCCGGAAGCCGCTCTCCTGCTCAATGTTGGCGGCGATGCCTTTGGCCTGATCTTCGGTCCAGCCTTTGGCGCGGAAGTAGTCGATGGTCGCCGCAGCGCCTTCCGCCCCGCCCTTGCGCAGACGGTTATTGCGCAGCTCTTCCTCCTCGCCTTCGTTCAGGCTGCTGGAGTAGAAGAGAGCCGCCAGTCCGCCGGTAGCAATACGCATTGCCGAGGCTCCTGCCAAAGCGCCTGCCGCGGCACTCCCTACACCTGAACCGCCAGCGGCGCCCGCGCCAAATGCCAGCGCTCGTAGCGCTGCCAGGCCTTTCAGTGCACTGGCGCCGCCCATAAGGATCAGCGCCGCCGACACAAGCTCGATGTTCTTGGCCAGGGTGCCGAAGAAGGCCTCCAGACCGGAATCAACCAGTTCCTTGTTGTTGCGGTAGAACTCGGTGAAGTCCTCAGCCATCTCGGCAAAGGCCGGCACCAGTTCGCCAGCAATGGTGTTGCCCATATCGCTGAATACCAGGTTGAGCTCGCTGGTGGCCTTGGTCAGGCGCGCAGCATTCTCGATCTGCTTCTGGGTCATGATGCCCAGCTTGCCCCGGGAGTCCAGCTGCTGCTCAACAGCATCTCGCCCCCTCATCAGCAGGCGAATGGTGTTCTCGTCGAAGCCCAGCGCCTGGCCAGCGAGACGCTGGTTGAGCGGGGTCATCTTCTCGAAGGCCCCGGCAATGTTGACCAGGGCTTCAGCGGTGTCCTGGGCGCCGATGATAGCGTTAGGGTCAAGGCCGAGCTTGGCCACGTCACCAAACCAGCCGACATTTCCAGTGATGGGGGATGCCATCAGGTCCTGGATCTTCTGCATGGCCGCCAGCGCGTCCTGGGCGCTGCCACCCTGAGCCGCCAGCGCCTGGCCCAGTGCCTGCACGTTTTGTGTGCTCAGCCCTGTCAGCCGGTTGAAGTTGTTCAGCTCAGTGCCTGCTGCCTTGAAGTCGCCGACCACCTTGTCGATGGCCAGCTTCGAGGCGAGCACGGCGCCCAGCTTGAGCGCCGAGTTGGTCAGTCCGGTGAAGGCGTTCTGGCCCTGCTGGAAGGATTTTTCGTCGACCTTGAGGCCGAGGGCGATCAGGAATGATTCGAGGACGCGCATTACTGGTTACTCCGCCGCTCTTCGGCCAGGTTTCGCTCATACAGCATTTCATCCATCGCCAGGTTGGCGCGCTTGACCCATCCCAGCGAATAGGTGCCGTCTTGCAGCTGGTTGTACGTGCAGAGCGGAGGGCAGACCCCGGGAATCCCTATGCAGGGTCGCCAGAGGTCCCAGTCGATGGCGGGGTTGAGGCGCTCTCCTGACTCGCCCCTGGCTCCCCGGCTGAAGCGGTAGAGCCCTGGAAGAGGGTCAGGAGTCCGGTAAAATCCTCGAACACATTCCCGAGGGCCAGCACCACCAGGGTGAAGTAGGTCTTCAGGCGGCCGGAGAACTGCTGCATACCGACCAGCTGGCCATCCTTGTGCAGCTGGCTCAGCATCGTGTCGCAGATGAAGTTGAAGTCATCCTCGGGGATCCGGGAGAGCATCACACCAACGATCTGGCCGGCAATGGCCACCGACGAGGCGGCGCCAAGCTCTGCCTGGGCCAGGCCACGAATCAGCGGCTCGACCCCGTACTTGCCCAGGCGAAACAGCACAGCGCGCTGTTTTTCGGCGCTGGGCATGCCGAAGGTGTAGGTCACGCCCTCATGCTCGATCTTGCGAACGAAGTCCTGCGCCTGATTCATACGACCTTATCCTTGTTGAATTCCATGACGAAGGTGGCGTCGTTCATGCCCGGGCCGCCGCGTGCCATGGACTTGCCGCGGGTGATGACACCCTCGGAGAAGACGGCACCCTCAAGGCCGGCGATGGATGCGTAGGAGCCAGAAACCTCGGACTTGGCGTTGACCTGAGCCTGCAATGCCAACGCTTGAGGGCTGCCTGGCATCAGGTTTACGGTCAGGCGCAGGCCTGGGTTCTTGCGGTGGAAGCGCACAGCGTTGCCGCCCAGGCCGCGACTCAGGATGGCCTGGTCGTCGATCGGCTCGACCGTGAAAGGCGGGTCAGTCCGGCCCCAGTCATCCAGCACGCCAACGCCGGTGATCACCACGATGGTGTTTTCTACAGACAGGTCACTCAGTGCCATGCTCTGGCTCTCCTCAGTCGACGTTGACGGTTACGTCTACGGCGTGGATGGCGCCGGCACGGAACAGGCGCATGATGATAGGGGCGGCCAGGCGCTCAGAGCGCTCGGCGTCGGTGAGATCGAGAATGTCATCAGCCTTGCTGAGGATCTCGTAGCCATCGCTCAGAACTTCTTCGCCCGTCTCGTCGCTGGTGTACTGCCGAGCACCGAGATAGCCGTTGTCGATGAAGCGCTGCCCGATCTGGGCCGCAGCGTCGATGAGCACTTGCTGGCCTTCGGGGGTCTGCTTCAGCTTGGTCGGAACGTTGGCCAGGGCGTTGTACAGGTTCACAGTAAGGGCGTTGACGAACCCGTCCAGGTTGAACACGTCGTCGATGAACTCGCCAAAGCTGGAGGTGGACTTGGAGTTGATCACCCGGCCGTTGTCCACCTGCCCACCGGTCTCGACCACCGTATAGAACGGCGCCCCTTTCTCCTTCACCGCACTGTATGCGCTGATGGTCAGGTCTTCGGCGGTGATGCCCGGCAGCTTCTTGAACTCCCCGGTAATGGTCGAGTTCGCTGCGTTGAAGTTGACCCGGCTGAACACAGCGCCCAGCTCGAAGCCGGCGTAGAGGGCGGTGGCGTGGCTGAGCAGGAACGCCCGGCGCGAGCCCTGCAGCTTGGCCTTGCTGACCACATCAGTAGCGAGGCTTGGATCACGCACGGCCGCCTGGTTGGTGGTGCCGGCGTAGAACTTGCCAGCCGCGTCACCGGCAGCGATCAGGGCCAGCACATCGGCGTCATTGGCGCGGATGGTGGTCTCGAACTCGTACCAGTAGAACCAGATGCGCTTGTTGATGGCGTCATTGAGCGACTCGACCGGGGTGTCGTCCTCCTGCCGCAGGTAGATGCGCAGGCTGCGAGGCTTCGGCACCGCCGAGAACCAGGCCAGCGCAGCGAGGTAGGGGTCGGAGGCGATACTGAAATCTGCCGCGACCGCCGAGGCCCCGCCGTAGTCTCGGTACGAGCCCTCGGCAAAGGTCGCGTCGGTGGACGAATCGAAGTCAGCGAAGACCATGCCAGCGCCAAAGTTGGCAGTGCCCAGGCCGGCTGCACGGATGTTCGTGACAATGTTGATGATGTTCTCAGCCGGATAAGGCATTTACTTCCCCTTGCGCAATGGCGCCAGATTGTTCGGTTTGAACCTCGAAGCCGACGCGGTAGATCCGGTTGATACGGTCTTCTGCAACGGATTCGCCGTAGAGGTACAGGGTGGTCTGCGAGCGCTCTTCCATTGCAGCCTGGTAGAGGCCTGTCAGGTTGTTGATGGGTGATACGCGGGACCAGCCCAGCTTGGCGCGGCGCAGGATGGTCTTGATCGGCTCGCGCTTGTTCGCCTCGCACAGGTCCATGGCCAAGCCCATAGCGCCGGCGCGGTAGATGTTGATGCTGAACCCGATGGTGAACTGGGTTGCCACTCGCTCGATGATGTCCTCGAAGCGCGGGTCATCGGTGGCGGGCGCGTTGCGCTGCGTCTTGAGCGCCTGACCGAACTGGGCTGGACTGTCGATGCGTACGGCGGCGTAGGTGCCGGTGGGCGCCGACGTGCCTGGGTCGCCGACGATCACCTTGTTGGCCGGCAGGCCGGTGGCGGCAACCACAACTGAGCACACCACCTTCGTGATAGCGATGGTGTCAACCATTGGCGTACCCCTGCAGCTTCTCGATCTCGGCCGGGTCCAGCTTGGCGATCACCGCCCGGCAGAAGTTGTGCCAAGGGCGGTAGTCGGTGGCCATAGCCTTCCACCAGGTGGCGGGCTTGTCCGGGGTCTCGGCGAAGACGAGGATGTCGGCCAGGTTGCCCGGGGTCGAAACCTCGATCCCTTTTCCGTCGTTGCGGTGGATTACCCGGATATCGTTGATCCGCTCGGCGCCGATCTGGAGGAACTCGATTTCCTTGTCGCTGGCCGGCTGGACGTTGGCATCGAAGGTGTCGAGCAGCGTCATGGTCAACTTCGGTTCGAAGTCGATGATCTCGCTGCTGAACCGCATTCGCTGCACGCCGCGATGCGACACAAATGGGCCGCTGACGTGCCCGCGCATGTTCAGGCCCATCAGATGCCCTCCTCAAGAGGATCGGTGCTGTCGTCGATGACGTAGCGGATCGACTGGCGTAAGGCGCCGGTGTCGATCAGCGGGTTGTCAGAACCCTTCTTGTCGATGGTCGACTGAGCGTTAGGCGGCGTTCGCAGGTCGGTCATGTACTGCTTGACGTGGCCCTCGGCCAGGCTACCCATCTGCTCGAGCAGGACGCGCATCTCCATGTCACCGGATAGCACCCGGGGCAGCATGACCTCGGCAAGGCGGCGGTAGACTGGGGCGCCTTCTTCTACGGCAGGCTGCAGGACTGGGCGAGCCGGAATACTGCCGTCTGCCGACCCGAAGTTGTTAACGGCCATGATGGTGGCGTAGTTGACGCCATCCTCGTATTCGCCGGCACCCTTGGGAACGCCGACCAGCACGCGCTGTTCACGCTCCAGGCCCTGGGCAAGGTCCTTCATGGCCTGCTCGACCTGCTGGCGGCCGATGAGGCTTACGGTGGGCCGGATCATACGCAGATCGCTCCCATGCCGGCCCGCTGCCGTAGGTGCAGGTACTCAAGCCCGTACGGGGTGAGCGCCAAGGCCGCTTCCCAGGCCGTCAGCGATGCGTTCGCGCCTGGGACGGCGTAGGACACCGACTCATCGCGAACGCTCTTGCTGGACACGGCGTATGGTGTGGTGGCGCTGCCGTCGGCACCGGTCGCGGCAGTGGTGGCCGCATTCCAGGTCAGGTAGTGGGCTGCCAGGGCGAACCAGCCGCGCTGCAGGAACGAATAGGCCCCATAGAGGCCCCAGTTGCCGCAGGTGCCGAATTCGCCCTTGGCGATGTTCAGCGCCTTGGTGATCTTGGCGTCCGACCACTTGGCCGGGTCGGCGAACTCTTCGTAGAACTCGCGGAAGTCAGCGACCATCTCTGGCGTCACTGGGATGTTCAGTTCGGCCATGGTGGGTCATTCCTCGGTG